GAATTGCCAGCAACTTATTCTTTGAATTCTCCTTGTCCTTTTTGTATTGAGTCTCAGAGCTATCGGAGCCCCACATTTCAGCCCAGAGGTCTTCAAAATCCTTCTCTACAATCTTTTTACGCTCAGCATCCGTCATTCCAGCGATTTGTTTGCGAATATATTCAATATCGTTCACTGAATATTTACCACGAAGCATGTCTACGAAACCGAGACTATCACGGCGTTGAATGAGTAGAACTTGAATTTTAGGAAAGGCTGGTTCAAACCCTGTAATACTTTGAGACTGAGTGCTAAGAATCTTCTCTTGAGACCACAACGGGTCATTCACACGAAAAAGAAGTGTCCCGAAACTTGTAACGGGTGAGGGGCAATCGCGAGACGAATGTGTATATTGGCCACAATTTGTGCAGTGTCTACTATTTTTTTGGAAGTGAAACATGGGAGTGACCCGTTACTCTCTAGCTGTTTCCATACTTTAGCCTCGTTCATCTTTTACTTTCAAACTATTCAGCAAAAGTAGATGCAATTACCTCCGTCGGCATGGGGGCCATTCTTTTGGCACACAATGCATATTGTTGCCCTAGGATACCCAACAAACCCCACCTATGGCCATAAGAAGGCCGCAAAAGAATTCATTGAGGCCTTTGCTTTTCTGATTCCGTGTCCGATCTGCAAGGAGCACTTTGTTGAGCACTTGAAGGAGTCGCCGATTTCACCGTTTCTTGACAGACGTGAGGATCTCTTCAAATGGACAGTCACGCTTCACAACAAAGTCAACAAGACTCTTGGAAAGCCGATGGTGTCGGAGCTCGAAGCGATTTATTACTACAAACGTCTGGGTCAGCAGAATCGGTCACCTGTCATGAAGCCTGATGATTTTGCTGAGGCGGACATGAGAGCGACTCTCAAAGGAGTTGCAGTTGGTGTTGCTGCCTCTTCTGTTGTTGCAGCCGCCATCTGGTATTTGAATAAAAGTGAGTCTTAGTAGATGACGAAGGAGGAAACAATAAAAGAAGGACTTTTGCTACCTACAGGTCCAACCAGGGAGGTAAGAAAAGAAGCAAAAAAGATTGTATTGGACCCTGTTCTGACTGCTGAGCAAATCAAGTCGAGAGAAGGCACCTATTTTGATGAAAAGGCAATTAAAACGCTTATTGAGGAAGATGCAGATGTCTATGGAAAGGATCCCGAGGCACCTGGTGGCGAGAAGCTTCTGGCAAAGTTTCGAAAGAACGTGATTCCTAAAGAGCTTATCGAGAAGGGCTGGGAGGCATTTTACAGCACCGCGGCGGCGAGTCGCAACCGTGGAGCAGCGGCTGGACCTATTAATCTAAAAAGTGCTTATTGGAAAAAGAGAAAGCCGACAGAGATCACAAAGTGGTCAGCGAGATATACGCAGAATGGCAAGACTAGCAAGATGCGTGTAAATAACAATGTGTATAGCAGTGTTCTGGGATTCTTTGAGCAGACGCCGTTTATGGGTCTACCGTGCCGTCTGACTTCTTACACACAGAAATACTTCAAGCAGTATAAGCATGGCATGCCGTTTATTGAGGCACTGGATGGTGTTTTTAAGACACTTGTTCCTGAGCAGTATGGAAAGCAACGCAATGCTGCGAGTGAAAAGCCGATGTATCGTATTGGCGACACAGCATTCTCATCAGTAACCATCAATCGGAACTTTCGAACGGCACTTCACATGGATGATGGTGATTTCCGAGAGGGCTATGGTAATCTATCGGTGATTGAGCGTGGAAAGTATCACGGAGGTGTTACTATGTTTCCGAGATATGGAGTTGGCTTTGATTTGAGAACGGGTGACTTTATTGCGATGGATGTTCATGAATGGCATTGTAATACGGAACTCTATGAGACAAAGGAGGATAAGGAGTTTAATAAGGATCTTCCTAAGATTCACTTTGCCGACCCTTCTACCGGCACCATGGGAGTCGAGAAGGCCTTCACACGTATCTCATTTGTGTGCTATTTACGCGAGAAGCTCCGTAAGTGCAAGGAAGCAGAAACTCGGAAATATTACAAGCGTATTCATTTTGATCCCGAACATGGTCCTAAGGGACAACAAACAAGGAAAAAGAAGGGAGTAGAACAGGAACAGGCCGAATGACAGACAGGGCAAAGGAACTCGCAAAAATGTTAGGGGCACCCATGCAAATAACGGGGCCGTCAATATCTTATACAAATTCATATACGAATTCATCTACAACCTCATCTGCACCTGTAACGGTTCTGTATTATATTGGAATGATTCTCTTTGTATTGATGATTATCCTTGTTGTTCTTCAATATACAGGCATTTTTCAAACCTTTTCTTTCATTGACGGCGATGGAGGCTATATTCCAATTCGAAAGACAAATGATGCACAAATCGCCTGGGCATCAGGGCCTGTCTCTGCAGATTTGAGTGGAAATGTTACAGGAATTCTTCCGTGCTCCTTCACCGTTCAACAGGATATTTATCTCGAAAATGAAACTGTAATGGGGACAAAGAGACGTGTCTTTTTTTACAGAGGAAAGACACCAGTCATTCCAGGATCCACTACAGATGACTTGATCGAATCATATCCTGAGTCGAATCTTCTTATGTATTTGCTGCCGAATACAAATGACCTCGTTGTTTCAGCTATTACACAGGATAAAAAAGGTATTCTTCATCTTGAATCAACACCAACGGTCTTAAACGTTCCGATACGGCAGCCTTTCCGGCTTACGGTCGTGTTTTTACCACAAGTGCTTGAAGTCTATATGAATGGAAAGCTATTTGCAACAAAGACATTTAAGCACCCGCCAAAAGCAACGAGCACCTATTTCTGGGGGCCTCCTGATCAATTTAGAAATACTGTGCGTGTGATGAATTTCACATACTGGGATAGGCCTCTAATGGCGATGGAAGTCCCGAAGACTCCCCCAGCGATACCCGATGCATCAAAATTCAATCCTTCTGGTTTACCCGCAGCTTCTTGCTCATAACTAGGATGGATGTCTATATCTTTGTTGTTGGAATAATAATAGGCATTTTAATTGTCGTGTATTTTATTCCAAGATCATGGTTTAAGAAGATACAAGAGTCAACGCTCATTGGGCCTCTTACATTAAACAAAGTGCCGCAAATTGGAAAGACAGAAGATTCACAGCTTCTTCTATCTGCGACCAACACAGGGTCTTTTCAAGCGTTTATCTATCCACTGCCTCTCCAACGCACAGGAGAAATGACATTCTGCTCAGAATCAAACCATGGTCAGCCCGGTCAAGAAGATTGTGCGACAGGTCGTTTTGGCATATGTTCATGCATTGGAAATGATTGCTCCACCTGTAAGCACAATGGTTATGTAAATATTTTGAATATTTCAAATGTTGTTCGAATTGAACTTTTAGCTGCTCCGGATGCGAGTCGTCAAGGATCTGCCTCGGTTCAACTTGTTGCACGCTGTTTGAGAAAGAAGGAAGGTGAAACTCAAACAGAGATTGTTGAAGAGACACTTGTGCTTCCGAACATCCCGTTCCAGAAATGGACAATGATCACGGTTGCCAGAGAGGGTCGTCGTTTTGATATCTATTACAATAGCTCTATTGTTTTATCAAAGAGAGTTCAATATATTCTAGACTCAGGTTCAGCTGTTGCTCCTGTTGTTGCGGGTGATCCACGACTGAATGGCCTAGTTGCCCATGTAAACATTGTTCCTAAGAAATTTACGGCAAGCGACGTGTCAAACACATACAAGAATAAGGCTGATACGAATGGAGAGCCTTATTTGGGCGGAGATAGCACTCTTCTCAGCACAATTACAAACATGACACCGTTCTGTAAGGATGGCTCCTGTGTAAATGGTCCTAATATCAAACCCGCATCACCACTGATGAATTGGGAAACGAATTATGCTTGAGAATATTCTCCATAGACTTCAGAAGGTTATCAATGGATTCGTCACGGGGATCTCAAGTAAGCGGCGTATCAAGAGCAGTTGGCGGCGTGGCTGTGCTCATTTTAGGTGCCATTGCTCTATATTACCTCTATCAATATCTCTTTACGGCGTCAGGCCTCGCCTCGGCTTCACTCATCACGACAGCCATTCCTGGTAATACACAGCTTGATCTATACCCTATTCCTCCTCCCTATGAAGGTGGTGAATATTCAGTCTCGTTTTGGATATATATTACGGCATTTAAGGACACAGTTGCAATGAACAAGCACATTCTTGAAATCCGTGGCCAGTCAATGTCAACACTCGTTGTAGGACTCGGCTCGTTCACAAGCAAGCTGCTGGTGCGTGTCAATAGCTCAGGGTCTACGGCATCAGGGGCCCTAACGCCAGACAGTATTAAGACAATGTTCACAACGACGCAGATGCCTTCCGGTTTACAGGACAATCTGGAACTCTGCGATCTGCCCGAGGTAAATCTGCAGAAGTGGGTGTTCGTTTCAGTTGTCTTGAGTGGCAAGTCATGCGATGTTTACATGGACGGCAAGCTGAATCGTTCTTGTGTTCTGCCCCACTATTACATGGTAGACCCGAATGGCATGAAGATGAAGTTGCTGGACTTTGCTGGATTCGAGGGATACCTCGGTGACGTGTCGACCTACAACTATGCACTCAACCCCGATCAGATTTACCGCATGTATATGATGGGCCCCACGGACAGCCAGTCGAGCTTCTTCGGATGGCTCAAGAACATGTTCGATGTTCAGGGCCAGGTCACCTACAAATACCCGACACCTGCGATCCAGTATGCGAAGGGACAGGTGAACTTCACTGCGTAGATATACTAAATCATTTATTAACCTTTCGTTGTTTGTTTCTTAAAATTAACAACTAACGGTAGAGATGTCAGACGCTGTCAATACAGATTCAGGTTTTGTGGGCCTCATTGCAGGAAAAGGATTTTTCCAACAGGTACTGCTTGTGCTTATAACACTCACGGTTCTCTTTTTCCTGTTTGTAACATTCGAGTATCTTGTTATTTCATTCATGAGAATGGGAAGCAAGAGCGTCGAACTAATGCCTTATACGGTCGCCGCCGAGGACAAGCAGTATGTTTTTACACAGGATTTGAATGTTGATCCTTTTGGAAAGCAGATTCTCTTTTCAGACAATGAGAGAACTGGCACGGAGTTCAGTTACAGCTTTTTCTTATATGTGAACCCTTCAACCTTTTCAGGCGATGATGTTCTGAAGCACGTATTCCACAAGGGCTATGCGACACCTTGGCCCCTTCTAGGTCCCGGTGTTTTCGTGAAGGGCAACTCAAATACTCTTCGGATTATCATGAATGCCTACAAGGGCCCGATGACTTTCATTGATGTTGATAACATTCCTGTAAGAAAGTGGTTTCACTGTGTTCTTGTTTGCAGAAAGAACAGCCTCGAGGTCTATATCAACGGAAATCTCATCAAGAAGTTGCCGTTCGAGGGTTCTATTCCTTACCAGAACTTCCAGAATGTTACGTTGTTTAGCACTCTGAACCTCTCATTGAGCGATAAGAAAGTGATGTCACTTGGTGGACCTCTCAATTTCAATGGTTCATTCAGTGGAAGCTTGAGCAATCTCGTCTATTTTGCTTATGCATTGTCTTACACAGAAATCCAGGCTTTGGTAACGAAGGGTGTCTCTTCAAAGACACTTTCAAAGTCCCAGGATATGCCCCCGTATCTCACGGACACCTACTGGACGACGAGTTATCAGCAGCAGTAAATATCAAGTATCTAAATCCTTCTACCCTTTCTCTTAGTAGAGCAAGAGAAGAATGACTGGTGGTGGTTTATTGGCACTCGTGGCCTATGGCACACAAAACGTTCTTTTGAGCGGGAATCCTGAAATGACATTCTGGTATAAATCCTATCGGCGGTATAGCCATTTTAGCCAAGAATCTGTAAGTTTCGCACTTGAAGGTCCAAATGAACTTTTCTGGAATCAGCAGATTAAACTCCGAGCGAAGTTACAGCGTGTTGGAGATCTGGTAAGTGACTTGTATTTTACATTCCGAGTTCCTGATATCTATAGTAAAGATGCATCGGGCAATCGTTCTGCACCCACAACACAATATCAATATCAATGGGTTCGGTATCTTGGTGCTGCTCTCATTCAGAATGCCGCATTTTACGTAGGAGGCCAGAAGATTCAGGAATTTGATGGAACATATCTTCTCGCGAAGGCTCTTGTTGATTATGATCCGAATGATTATGAAAAATGGAGAGTTCTGGTGGGTGATATTCCAGAACTTACAACTCCAGCCACGGGCCTCTATACAAGTGGAACAGGTGGATATCCAACTGTCTATCGAAATAAGTCACTTCCTCTGGGATCTCAAACAAATAGACCCTCTATTGCGGGCCAAGATATCCATGTTCCCCTGTCCTTCTGGTTCAGTGATGCAACCTCCCAGGCTCTTCCTCTTGTTGCTCTCCAGTATCACGACTGCGAGGTTCAACTCACGCTAAATTCCATACAGGATCTCTACACAATTGTGGATATCTCAGGTAACCGTGTAAATCCCACCTATAAGCTTCTTTCGAGCAAGGTCAGTATGCAGCAGAATATACCCGAATATGTATCAACTGACGAGACAAATGTGGATTGGCGGAACTTTGCCACCGATATTGGCGTAACAGTGCCAGTTCTTAATGGTTGGTTTCTAAATCCGAGACTTCAATGCACGTATGTCTATTTGGCCGATGAAGAACGAAAGACATTTGCAACACAGCCTCTCTCTTATTTGATTCCTCAAACAACAACCTATTCATTTCCAGGACTCTATACACGTCAGACTCTAGATCTGTATACTCACAATCCTGTTAGCAGACTTCTGTTTATTCCGAGACGTAGTGATAGTCTACAGAATCGCAATGACTTTGCGAATTTCACCAATTGGTATTCCTATCCTATAGCCCCGTATGTTCCTACACCAGGAGCTCCTGCGGGTGCATCTTCTTCAGGGGTTTTGTTGCCGCAGGGTCAGCTCAACATTCTGAGAACTCTGCGTGTTCTGAGTGATGGAAATGAGATACAGGAAGAAAAACCTATTGAATATTTTACGAAGATTGTGC